GCATCTAAGTTACCACCTAATTGAGGTGTAGTATCTTCAACAATATCTTTTAAGAAAAATACATCAACAACATTTGTTCCATCAGAATAAACCATTACTGATTTACCTGCAGGTATTGTTACACCTGATCCAGAAACTGTTTTAAAAGTTAAAGTAAAACCTGCTCTTGTTGTACCATCTACAACAATGTAAGTTTTTTCAATTCCATCTGGTACATTAACACTTCTATTTGCTGCTAAAGTTCCAGTTAATTTTAATACAATGTTTCTAGCATTTGATAATGCAGCTTGAGACATAGTTAAAGTTACATCTGCTGATGCAACATCAATAGCTTCATAACCTGCAATTGCTTGTTGTAATAAGTTTAAGTTTGTATTTGTTTTATCTCCCCATGTACCCGAGTTTTCACCCGTTACCATCAGTTCGAGTTTTAAATCTGTAGAATAACTTGATGCCATAATTTTTATCCTTTTTTATAATATTTAAATTTTATTTCTATTACGCTGCTATGTCAACTACCGTCCATGTAGGAGCAGTTCCTGGGTCAACAACAGCCCACGCATTTATTCCTATTATACCTGTACTAAAGCTACTTGTCACTCCTGTAGGATAGGCTTCTCCGTTGATACCTGGTTGATAATCTCCAATAACAAAAGGACCTATTTGAATACCTGTTACAGAAGCAATAGTATTTGGTACACCTTCAGCGTTTCCTTGACTTAATGTTAATTGCTCACCAGAAGCAGTTACATTTCCATCAGCAGTGACAGATATTGCGTTTACTGTAGTATTTAATTGAACACCTGTTATATCAGTATCAGGAGCAGGATCCACGGTTCCTTCACCTGAAGTCATAGACATATCAACAGTTGCTTGACCCCATGATTGAGCTCCCCAAGCAACTTCAGCACCCCAACCTGGAGTAAATTCTGTACTTACAGGAACATTAACTGAAACATCAACATCAGTAATTGAAACACCACCCCATTCTGTAGTATTTGCTCCCCACTCATCTTGACCCCAAGTTTCTCTTATTCCTGAATCAATAGATAAAGAATCTGGACTTGTTACATCAACAAAAGCCCATTCACCTTCAGCGCCCCAAACTTCTGTGCCCCAATCATCTCTACCCCAACCTTGTTCATTGTAAGCTTGAATAGTTCCAAGAGATGTTGCAAGTGTTACACCTGAAGGCATAACATCTGGTGCAGGATCCACTGTACCCTCAGATATTGTTAAAGCATTTAATGGATTTTCTGATAAGAAAACTTCTGTAGCAATATTAATAAATACTGAATTTGTAGTTGAATTTAATTCTTGATTTTGTGTTATTGGAATTTCATTAAATATTCCAACATCAACAGTTCCTACACCACCCCATCTAGTGTTGTAATCTGACCAAGTTAAATCTCCCCAAGCATCTTGATTAGATTCAAATGAAATTGATAATTGATTACCTGAAGCTATAACATCACCTGCTATACCCCAAGCATTTTCACCCCAAGTTAATCTACTCCATCCTAAATTAATTTCACCTTCAGCTGTTTCATTTCCTATTGATGTTGAAAGTTGAAGACCTGTTATTTCTGCAGCATCATCAGTAAGATTTCCCCAAAGTTTAACTCCCCACTGTTGACCACCCCATCCTTGTTCAGGATAAGCTTCTGTTCCAGCTTGTACTGTTACACTTGGTTGATTATCACCACCATAAGAAAATGAACCCCAAGATTGAGATCCATAAGCGGTAAGGCCCGCAGAAGATACCTGTACTGTAATATCTGCCATCGGGCCTCCCTGTTAAATTATGCGATTCTTAATATAGCTGACGAACTCGTAAAGTTTGGAAATTGAATTGTAAATGTTCCAGAAGTTGCAGTTTTATCTGAACCAAAATCTAAAACACAAACTGCTTTTTTAGCTTCAGTTGAGTTATAGATTAAAGCACCTCTCGCAGTTAATGTTACTCCTGTGAAAGATAAATCTGCAAAGTCAACGATAGCGACTCCGCCTGTTGCTAGTGAAACTTGTTGTGATTGTAATACACCACCACCAGCTACATATTGTCCTGTAGGTGATACTTCACTTGTTGCTGTGTATGAAGTCGTAGCTGAACTTAAAACTGCGACTGATGTGTATAATCCTAATTTAAATACGTCACCACCTGACTCTAAATCGTGAATACCTTGTAGTATTTCTGATTTAAAAGAATTGGCTACTGCTTGTGAAATTGCCATAATGTTTTTTCTCCTTAATGTTTAAAATCTTTAATTATTTGGTGAAGGCGAAGGTATTTTAACTCTAGGCACTCCATCCATATACTCATCTCTACGTCTTCTGCCCATTTGCTCTAACGCAAAGCTTTGTATAGCTACATTATACTTGTCAGAATAGACTTTGTACATATCCATCGGACCTTTTAAAAACTCATAAGCCTGCATCATAGTAGCGTAGAACAATAAATCAGGAACATTATCAGATAAATAGGTTGTTGTATTCGTAGCTGATAAGTGATCAGGTGTATAGATATAGCTTAATTGAACTTGATATTGAGCATCTGGTGTTGGAGCCATAATCAATGTAGTCTCTTTCCAATTTGCATAGTATTTAGGAACTCCTGTAGCTCCTGTTGAATTGTACTCAAATATGAAACTTGTATCTCTTTTATCTAAATATTCTTTAGTTGTAGGACTTTGAGTAGAGTCATAAATTAAAAAAGATCTAACAATAATAGCCCTTCTTGTAGACGTTAATCCAGAAGTTGAATTAGCATTTGGTAATTGTAAATAAGGTGAGTTTATATTTAAATTTGCTGTAGCATATTCTCTTGCATAGTCAGCATCTACTTCTCTAAAAATACGAAGTTCAGCATCTCTAATCATACTATCTAAAATAGAATCAGTTAAGACATTTGAATCTACTTCAGTGTAATCTCTAACTTTTTGTAATAATTCAGCAAAGGTCATATTATGATATTACTATTGTAACTCTCCCTGTTCTAGTACCTACTTGTCTTTTATTATTTTCTTCTAATGGAGAAGTATCAGGTTGCATTCCATTTGATAAAAATTGTCCATCCCAATATTGAGGATCTAAATAAACTGTTACAGGTGCAGCTCTTTGTGGTCTTGCATTCCATAGTGCAACAGGATCTGCCATATGTGGTTTAGGATCTAGTTGTGGGTGTTTAGCTTCAAATTCAGATATATGTACCCAAGAACCATTCCATTCTTTTACCATTTCTCTATATGGAAAAGCTTGTCCTGATCTATCAGATATGGATTGTGAATATTTACCTTTTGCGTATGCCATTATGATCCTTGTGGGTAATAAACATTAGGTGTGATGTAAACAGATGTTCTTTGACCATCTTCATCTAATGCTCTTTTTAATTCATCTTCGTATAACATTTTTAACATTTGAACTCTATCTAGTGCAATTTTTTGTGATAAATAAAATGCTAATCCTGAAACCATACAAGGATAAAATCTAAATGGCATATCAGTTGTATTAGAGTAAGCTCCTGCATCTTGTATTCTTGCAAGATAATAATAGAATATATTCGTCACGGCGCTCGTATCAGGAGCCAGATATAAACTTATAGTTGGTGTAATTTGTCTGTTTACGTAATACTGAGAAGGAGTTCCTGTATCAGTCTTATTTGGAATAGCAATATATTCAGATCTAGAAATTTTAGTTAATGTTTGTTGAGTACCACCTGTTGTAGTTACAACAGCTTCAAGTACATCATTACAATCACTTGGTGTATTGTAAGTTGCTGTTCCGTTTACAAGAGTTAATGTTTCTGATTTTACTTTCCAAAGATTAATTCCTCTATTTCCCCATTCAGAAAATAAAAGATTTAAACTTCTTCTAGCAGATTTAATATCGTGACCTGAATTAGTTCTTACACCACATCTTTCGTAAGCTTCTTCAATAGCTTCGTCAATCGTGATATTAAACGATGTAGTTCCCGATGTAGCCATTTCATAACCTTACGCTTTAATTGCTTTTTGTAAATCTAAAGGTAATTTTTTTTGCTTTTCAGTAAGCATTCCAGTTTTAGCTTTCATCATCTTACCATATTTAGCTTTTCCAATTTTACCAGTCATTTTGTAGGCTTTGTGCCCACCACCCATTTTCATCATAATAAACTCCTTAATTGATATAGTATAATAACACTATGACTTACTTTAGTAAATCTCCATAATAAGATACTAAGCTAGGGTTAGATAATTCAATATCTGCTGAATCGTGTTTTACAAATTTACCAAAATACTCACTTCTTTTTTTATATTCACCAGAAGTTTCAGTTTCCATAATTGGTCTATGTGATTTAGCGTGATCAACTGATAAACCTTTTTGTGCTTTTTTTGGTTTAGGAACACAGTTAGGTACTTTTCTACCATTCTTAGTTTTCATACCAACCATTTCGTATCCTTCCCAACAAGGTCCTTTTTTAGCCATTAGATACCTTCCTCCAAAAATACTTTAGTTTTTTTACAAGCACATTGTTTAATGCCAAATATTTTACAAATTATTTTTTTAATAGTTTTCATTACTTTTAAATCTTTTTCTATTGTACAATTTCTTAGATTGTACCACTTTAGGTTTAAACAGTAAATGTCTTAGAATTCTTGCGATTGGGTTTCTTTTTAACTTGAAGTTTCTTTTTTTCTTTTCTCGCACCACGAAGTTTACCTTCAATTTGTTGAGGGATAGATGATCTTGATATTGCCATTATATTAAATCCTTTACCTTACCTAATATAGGTTTATATTTAGTTTGTCCATCTTTTTTAAATGCGTGTAAAAAACTAGCTCTTCTATCTTCTGCTATCCAACTACAGTGGATCCACCCGCTTGAAGGTTCTCCTGGAGTGTAGTACTCAAGGATAAGCTGGTCATACGGAAGTTCTCTATGTATCCATTCAGCAACTTCTGCATTATCTACACCAGGACATTCAAAATCTGCTGCTTCTCCTTTTGTATGTTGAGAATCTATTGAACTATTAATAGCTAAACATAATTCTGGAGAGCGATATCCTGAAGTAACTGTAACTCTTCCAAATCTATCTCTTACTGGTTGTAATATATTTTCACAAAGTAATTTAAGTTTTTCTATTTGTCC